CTTGGCATTCATGTTGCTGGTGTGACGGGAACATCCAGGGGCTTGTCCTTGTGTGTTTCTAGGAATCTTCTTGAAAAAGCGTGCCAAACAATCGATAAAGTCAATGGTGTGCTGTGCATTGGTAGTTCTGGTAAGTTTGTCAATCAACGAGGTGGAGAAACAATAATTCACACCAACGAAAGCCCGCACAAGAAACACTGTTACCATTTTTTGGAAAATGATGACCAACAAGGAGTTGTTGAACACATTGGTCAGGGTGGCCGATTTGTTAAAAGCACAAGCGCATACCGCGTATCATCAATTTCTGAATTTGTCGAGGAAGTGTGTGGAGTACCCAATTCGACATGCCCTCCCAAATTTTCACCAAATTGGTTCGGCTCACAAAAGTATTTGGACGGTATATCCAAACCTATGCATTTAATTGATCATGAGTTGCTTTCTCATGCCGTGTTGGATTACAAAAACCAGATTGTTCATATAATTAGAAATGATTTGTGGAAAAATGCCAAGCCTTTGGAGTGGTTGGAGAATGTCAATGGTTTGCCCGGTCATAGGTTTTTGAATGGTGTGAACAAATCCAGTGCAATGGGTCCTCCGTTTGGGAAAACGAAGAGATTCTATATGGAAGAACTCGAACCAGATGATATATACCAAGATAAATGGACGTTTAGTAGTGGTATGATCGATTATTTCCATCACGCTGATGCAACGTGGCGGCGTGGAGAGCGATTTTATTCACTCGCAAAGTGTTGCAATAAGGATGAAATATTGACTAAGGAGAAATGCCGCAAATTCACATCAATAGGTTTTGAGCTTGTGATGGGGTTGCGAAAATATTTCTTGCCGTTGGTGAGAGTGATCGTGTTCAACCCGCTGGATTTTGAGTGTGCGGTAGGAGTTAATGCGCATGGTGATGAATGGGAGCAGTTACACACATTTGTACGGAAGTATGGTGAGGATCGATTATTTGGTGGAGACTATAAGTCTTATGACCAAAAAATCTCATCGCAATTGTTGATTGCCGCATTTGATGTTTTGATAGGAATGGCAGAGGGGTGTGACTATTCTCAAGAAGACCTCACTGCGATGCGTGCGCTAGCTGCTGAAGTTGTGTATCCAGTTGTTATGCTTGATGGTGAGGTTTTCCAATTCACCCAAGGTGGTCATATCAGTGGTAATTCACTGACGACGATATTGAATTCGCTTGTTGGTTCGTTGTTGATGCGTTGTTCTTTCTTTCAGCATTGTCGTTCTTTTGCTGCTGAAAGGTTTTCCAACCATGTGGCTGTCGTGACTTATGGAGATGACAATCTTGGTAGTGTGTCAAGTGTCAGTGGTTATAACATGCGTGTTCACCAACAGTTTTTGCGTGAGCATGGCATGGAGTGGACACATCCTGACAAAAAGACGGATATTGGTGAATTCCTTGACGTTAGGGACGCGGAATTTTTGAAGCGAAAATCCGTATTCATACGCGAAATTGGATGTCATTTAGGTGCATTGGATGACAAATCTATTTTCAAAATGCTTCACGCGTTGCTTCGCACTAAGAAAAACCCTTTACCAGAGAAGGCTGCCTGTGCACTCAATATTGATACTGCTTTAAATGAATGGTTTAATCACGGTAGGGAAGTTTATGAGCAGCGGCGGCGTGAAATGTGCGTGATTGCTGATCGTGCAGGTATAAGCCATTTGTGCAACAATCTTGCGGTTGATTATGATGATAGAGTGCACCGTTGGTTTGAATTGTATGGTTCGTAGGCGTTCTAGCACATTGACTTGGATAGTCGTAAAACTTAACCGGATGGAAACATCTTTAAAATAGGTTTGGGGAGCCTTTAATTCCCCATGCGACCCGGAATGTCGTTTAAACTTGTCCGCACCTGAGTATGTGTTTAAAATGACTCATGGCGTAGGAGCAATGTCATGTTATTCATAACCAAATAGCTCCATCTTGTATTGATTACGGATCACTAGGACGTTTGTTGTTGAGTCCTTTGTGAGAACGCTTGCAAGATGAAAATATGACCCTCGTGTCATACCGGTATTTACTGGGGGGATTGTATCCCGTACAACAACACCGGCGTTTGGGTTTGACCAGACCCTTTCGTTTTCATAAATAGGTTACACAAACAAAAAACAATACAAGTATTCAGGAAGGACAAAGTTGTCATGTTCTTTCTAAATCGTGTGCATCTTCAAAGATGCAATGTTATGACAACGTGCGCGCATTAGTACCGTATTTATGCGTGCGGTGTGTGGAGCAGTTATGCGATGCTGTTCACATCATACACCACAGGGAGTTTCAAACTCCCAATCATGTTCGCTACTCACCTCCGACGGCAGAATTGATCCCTCAATCTGGTTTTGAGAGGGAAAATAACATCGTGCCTGGTGATGGTGACACCACACACAGGGTAGCTGAATTTCTGGATGGAACACCAGGTTATATGGTAGAACCCGGATCCCGAATAGATAGTACTAGATACCACACCGAAGATTCTGAAGCTACATTGGCCAAGTTTTTTGAACGGCCAATTCGACTTTCAATTTTGAGTTGGAATATTGCTGAAAATGAGACTCAAACATTGAATCCATGGACGTTGTTTCTAGAATCTCCGCGTGTGAGCAATCGCATATCCAACTATCTGAATTTTAAAGGTACTTTGCATTTGAAATTTGTACTGAATGGTACGTCTTTTCACTATGGCCGCCTAATTGCGTGTTATGAGCCTTTGGCTCAGTTGAATGCGGATTATGCGGCAGTCTTAGCTAGCGAGGAACCCGAAGATTTAGTCCAATATTCCCAACAACCTCATGTTTTCCTAGATCCGTGTTGTTCTGAAGGCGCAGAAATGACTTTGCCGTTTTTTTGGCCAAAAAATTCAATCAACATAGTGAAAGGAGAATGGGAGGATATGGGAGCATTGCGAATTCGCACGCTTGCACCATTAAAGCATGCGAATGGTGGCACCGACAATGTCAATGTCACTATTTTTGGTTGGATGACAGATGTGTCGCTTTCCGTGCCAACTCATAGTGCGGCCAGCGGTTTAACTGCTCAATCCGGTAATGAGATAGATGAAGCAAATGAGAAAGGGCTCATTTCAGGTCCTGCCACAAGTGTGGCTAAAGCTGCTTCCATATTGCGGTCCGTGCCCATCTTGGCGCCATATATGCGTGCCACTGAGATGGCAGCTCGGACTACTGCTATGGTTTCAAAGATGTTGGGTTTTTCACGGCCTGTGATGACTGTGGCGGCTTCTTCTATGTATCCGCACACAACAACCAATTTAGCCAATGCAACGACACCTGTCTCACTTAATCGGCTGACGATTGATGACAAGCAAGAATTATCAATCGATCCGCAGATTGCCGGTAGTGCCGACCATGATACGTTGGCCATCAGTTCCATAGCACAGCGTGAGGCATATTTGCACACGTTTGCGTGGCCCACTTCTGCCGCGCCTTCGACTATGCTGTGGAACTATTGGGTGTGCCCATTTTTGCACCCCTATGGTACATCAGGATCTTTGCGATTGAGCCCACTGAACTTATTAAATACAATGTCTGATTACTGGACTGGTTCTATTGATTTCCGTTTTCAGATCTATTGTTCGGAGTACCATCGTGGGCGTTTGATGTTCGTGTGGGATCCACACAAAACACCTGGTAGTCCCGAGTTCAATGTTGCGTACTCAAAGATTGTGGATATCACAGAGAAGAAAGATTTCACTATTCGAGTAACGCAAGGGCAGGAAACACCAGTGTTGCGGTGCGATGAGTTAGCTAATGCACCAGTACTTGGTTTTTCCAGTTCACCACTAACCAACATTGATGAGTACACAAACGGTGTGTTATCAATTTGGGTTTTGAACGAGTTAGTGACACCAAATTCAACGCCGGACAATGATATTTCAATTGGAGTATTCGTTTCTGGCGGGCCTGATTTTCAGGTCATGTCTCCATCAAGTAAATTTTCGGATTTATCTGTGTTTGAGCCTCAGAGTGGTATTGAAACTGTTGCTGAAGCGCGTGCAGATGTACAACAGAATCGACCCGTGCTCAGAGAAGTGATGGTGCTTGGTGATGCTATCCAGAGTAATGACAAGTTTTATCATGTCTATTTTGGTGAGCGATTAAACTCTCTGAGACAGTTGCTCAAGCGTTTTGAGCGCCATTCGTTGGTCATTTCGCCATTCACTGCTTCCTCCGGCTCCGTGGTCAGCCAAGCTGTTTTGAGCATGTATCCTTACATGCGCGGTTATGATACGGTAGGCGGAATCGATACGGATGTCAATAGTGGTCGGTACAATTACTGCAATACCCTTCTACTTCATTTAGTCACTCTGGCTCATGCTGGATGGCGTGGGTCAATTAGATGGCAGTTTTTAGATACCTTTACACATCCGAATCCAAAAATAGGCAGTTTGTTGGTTGAACGCCAAACACCCATCCCTGGTGACGGGTATTTGTATCGTCTCGAGTTTGAAGATAACGCTCGAAACCAAAGCAATGCCCGATATCGTAGAGAGCAAATTTCTTATGTTACAATTAACGGAAGTGCTTTTGGTTCTCGTCATGTGAACATGAATTACGGAGTTGAAGTCCCTTATTACAGTAGTTATCGGTTTTCTCCTGGAAAACCGTATGATTATACTACTGAGTTTAATACTTATGAACAAGCGCTCCGTGTTACCTACTATGGCTCGGCTCTTAATGGAGGCATTGAGAGCATGATATCCGTAGGAGAGGATTTTCAGGCGTATTTTTGGAC